CTAGCGCGTGCGAGCGCGGAGGCAGCCGCCAACACATTGGCGGACTTGCGATTGGCTTTCTTGGCCGCATCGATGGCGCCAACAGAAACGCTGACGCCTGAATTTGCGAGCGCGCGGGGAAGCTCGGGGCACCGGTAATCGGTCAGCTCCCCCTCCACGCAGCCAATATTCCATCCCACAAAAGTTGCCCTGGTCGTACAGAAGACAATCTTCATGTTGAAGCCAACATCAGCCCAGAACGTGAGGAAAACTTTCGACAAGTCATCCCCATCCACCATCGGCGGTTTCATCGTGCACAGAGAGTCATCGCCCTCAAACGCACCACTCCACCACCTAAGGACACCGGTTAAATCCTCACCTTTCTTGACGTTCACATCTAAGAATCGTTCCGGCTCCTTAAACACAGATGACACCCACAACACAAAATTCATCCACCAATTCAGACATGAAGTACCGCGGTGGCCGGAGCGACGGATCGCATCAATCGTGACACTCATGGTTTCAAACTTATTGGTGAAGAACAAACGGAGCTTCTTCTGCTCACATGCGAGTGAATGTTCCTCCATCCATGTCGATGGTAGGACGCCATAGTCGGCCAAAATCTCAAATATGTGCCGTAACACGGGGTTCTCAACGATGGACCGAATCTCGTTGTTGCACGTGGTGTCCCACGCCGATCCATCTCCTTCCACCGCTTTTGCTCCCGGCCTCTTGAGGTTGTTGACCACCCTGTCCATGGCGTCTTTCTTGGAGGCATGCTTTATGCTGCGTTCCTCAAAATGATGGAACAGCAAGTCTTCGAAGCACTTGACCACCGCCAACGCCATGAGCTGACCTTCGTCGCCGTCGGCAATCAGCATTCTGGGCGCCTTCCCTTCAGGCATGCATTCATACTTGATGTCAGCCTTGAAAGCATACCTCGGGTGCTCCTTAGCATAGAGGTTCTCCAAAGATCCTCGGAACCTCTGTAGGCTCCATTTCCCGGACTTGCATGCCTCCAGATCAAAGTTCTGGATTGCCCACTCGGCCACACGCGCGCGAGAGAAAACGCCGCGCGTCCTGTTGCAAGACATGGAAGCATGCACAACTTTCCCGATGCGTGCTTTGTCTGCTTTTGTGATCTGGGGCTTCTTGGCCTTCTTGTTAATCCTCTCCTCAATGGCGGCCTGCAGATTCGATGCGGTCTTCGAATAAACATTAGGCTTTGTCTGACATGGACCAACCATGAGGCCGACCACGGGCATGTGGTTGACAGGCTCACTCTTGTCAAAATTCTGACCCACAACAGCGACGACTTCACCGCGGACAATTGTCCGTCCGTCCTCTGTTGCCTCTGCACCATTCGCATCGTCGTCTGGCGTGCTAGGTGCGTCGAGCTTCGGTGGCGGCTCGACTCGTATGGGGGCACCATTACTGGGTGGGTCTCCTCCCGTCTTTGCCTCCGTCGAAGGGCC